CGGCTGGATGTCTGGCCAAGTGCTGGCCAGATCGAGTAGACGACCATCATCGCTAACAATGCGAGTAAGGAAGTCCAAATTAGGTAACATAGAGTAACCGAGCGGTGAAAGCCGTTTGTTAATCGTCTTACCTACGAACTCGGTGACATCCTGGTCGGATGTCAGACTTGGGTCCACGTCAAGGCCTAAGTAATAAGCCGGGTCTGAGGCATAATACATGCGCCAGACTCTTGCTGACCTCGTGGAAAATGCCCTAGGACGTGTATCACGTTCCTTGAATAGGCTTTCCCAATCGCTGTTTAGGCGAGTTTCTAACGAGAGACCTTCGGGATTAAACCCGAGACCCCATGGTTCAGGAATGGGTGCCACCCGGCGCGCTATTACACGCTGCCGATACCTTAAAAGGTACATAGCCCCAGGACCGAGCTGCCGCAGAACGTCCAGGAAGTTGTAATCACTGCAGATACCAGACCATTTGTATTGGCCGTATATTCTGTCAGGAGTAATAACTTTTCCTGCGAACTCTGCCAAAGAGTTAGAAACCAGGCTTTTGGCTTCCGAGATTTCGACGCCGAGGCTCTCAATGAGCTCTCGGTAATGCTCAGCAACGATGGCATCTGCAATGCAGATGTCATCCCCAAGAATAGCATAAGCTAAGGGGCGTTCGTGTAACGCGAACAACCCTCTCACCAAGGCGTGGTGAGTGAGGGCAAAAGCTGCGAAGGAAGGGAGAAGCCCAAGAGGCTGTCCAACAGTCCAAGCAGTGAACGCACTTGCGTCATACGCGCGTTGAACAGGGTTTAACGGCATCTTTTTGCTGCCGTAAATCTGCCAAAGGCCACGAGATACGTCTCGAAACAGGTCAACCCACAGGTCGGGAATGCCCATCGATCGCAGCAAAGAGAACTGCAAAGAAGATGGGAACCGGTCTGTGGCGGAACTTAGATCGAAAGACGAGACAACACGACCCTCCCGTAGGAAGGACTGTACAGCCAAGATACCTTGATCTTGATCGTGAGTATAATCTTCATTAATCTCACGTAACTGATTAAGAAGGAATTTTCCCAGGGGGCGAAGAGCCGCCTGATGAATTGGCGCTGGAACAGCGACATGCCGGAGTTTATACCCGGCATCCTGCTTAAAGCCGATCTTTCCTGACCACATTGGAGTTACATGAACTCCAAGTTGGGAACTAAGTATTGCCGAAATGGATTGCCATGGGTTTCTATTCCTCATGCCAACCATGGGCCAGTTAACGCGTTGACGATGAAATTGGTTCAATTTCCCCAATGACCCGTCGTAAATCTCCTTGTACTTTTCGTAAAATTCTGACGCCAAATCGATAGTTAACGATATGGACGGCAGTACAGCGGAATCCACAGGTTGAGTTTTCGGCTCAAGTGGAATGGGGGCTCTCTTACTACTAGAGTAGCTCATATCCAGTAGCGGATAACCAGTGACATCGTTGAACCTAGAGGTAAATTGTAGGTGCTGGGAGTACAACACTCCCTCTGCTCTTTGTAAAGCAGATTCGTTAGGTTGTTCACGCACAACAGCAGAATTAAATTTAACATTCTGCTGCTTGGTGATAGCGAACTCCGTCGAATTGAAAAACAACGAAGAGTATATCATCAATGCGTTGAGGGCTCGAGCAAATGTTTTCGGGCTACTTGCGTATTTCCACAAATACCCTAGGGGACCCGCAGGTGTTACCCCATCCTTTCGTCGACGGATCCACTGGCCTTGAGGGGCCAGTCCCGCTTTGTGTCGAAGTAGATCGACCTTAAGGTCTTTCAAACGTTTGACAGTCCACTCCGGTCCACTGGAGCTGACCCAACGGTCAACTTCCTTTAAGATCTGCATGGACGGGCCTTTTTCGAGGCCCAAGGCGAGGAATCGTCGAAGTGCCACATCGCGGTCTTTTAAGACTGCCATACCGGTGCTCCTTTGAAGGGATATTCCGGGGATGCTGGCATCGTTCCACGACGACAGAAACCGTTCGGGGCTTCGG